GAGCATTGATGCGGGTCGCCAGTTCTGCGGCCGTGCTGCCGATCGTCGCCGATCCGCCCCCACTGCCGCCGGTGATCGTGATCCCGTCTACCACGACGATCGCCGCCGTTGTCGCTCCAGTCACGGTGAAGTAATTGGTGGCCTGTTGGGTCGACGATCCGCCAACAAACGTGGCTGAATAGGCGGTGACATTCTGCACCCCTGACAGGGTGATCGAATTGCCTGCCGACGAGTACGCGAGGCCCGTGACGCGCTTTGTCTCGCTCGTCTCCATCCCCGAGCCGATGTGGCAATAGATGGTGTTATAGGCCAGTCGCTGCCACGTTGTCACATCCTCGACGGCCACGGTCGTTGCGCCTGCCGATGTCGCATTGCGGAGAAGCGAAGTCAGGGCAGGTCGCTCAGTCTTGATCTGGAGCTTGCCATCGGCCCCGGTGACGAGGTATCCGCGAAACGACGGAAGCAGATGCTTGAAGAGAAAATCCGATACTTTGATCGGCTCCTTCAGATGCCAGTTGCTGGTGTATCGCTTCCGGTAAAACGTGGTGGCCGGTGGATCAACGGGCGGATTCTCGGGGTCATATGCGTTGTAATCCGCGCCCAGGGTCTGCGGTCGCGTAGTGACTTCCCCCAGTATCCACTTGTAATACTGCCAGTCGAGGATTCCGGTTGAGCGAAACCGCTTCCAGTCTATGCCCGCCGTGCCGTTGTTCTGGTCATACCAGAATTCTTCACATCCGCTCTCGTCGATCAACGGCTCGTTGCAATATGCCGCAGTCTCGACCGCCACCTCGTCGTCAATCCAATCAGCCGGATAGTTCAAGGCGCGTTCATTGGTGAGCAGGAACCGCACGTGTTCAACGGGGTTGTCTGACCAGTCAGTCTCGTCAAAGCATCCGCCGCTCAGAGTCGGCGTCGGCTGCCACAACACCACCGCCGCCAGCGTGGGAGCGGGATCGCCGGTGTCAGGATTGTTGCCCTCGATCGTCGCCTCGACATATGCGCGGTGCGAATAGTACTCATCACCCAGAAATGCACTATCCGTCTGCTGATCAGGGTCATATCCGTAATCGCCTCGGTGCTCATACTTCGTCTGGAAGGTCGTTGCCCATCCCGCCGTCGTGTTGCGCACGTCCGCAAAAACGGTGGACGCGCTGGCGTCGCTGACGGGCCCTTCACCGGCGATGAAATGCCCATAGAGATATTCACCGGTGTCAGCGTATAGAATCGGCGTCAGATCAATCTGGGTACGGCCCAGCCCCATCGGCACAGATTGACCGATCGGGATGTTGTCGGAGCTGCTCCACTGCTTGGTGGCGCGACGGCTGCCGAACATCGCCGCCATTCCCGAGGGTCGGGAGTTGACCTTGAACGAGCCAATGACGGCGCGATAGCGAAAGCCTTGAAACGCCTTGTGATTGCCGTACTCGAAGCACTGCGACCACGATTTGTTACACGTGCTGGCCTGCTGATAGGTCGCCGTTTTCTCGGTCAGCGTTTGACCGGCAAGGCATTCCGTCCCCTTGAATTTCAAGGGACACTTCAAGTCAAACTTGCTGAACGGGATCTCGTTCTCGATCGTTCCCAGATCCTGCTTGGCCGTCAGGGTAATTTGCGCGTTCTCGATATCCCCCGGCTTCTCGCATCGACCGACGAATAACACCACCGAATCATCCGACAACGATCGGCTCACCATCCGAATGACTACGCGATAACCCTCAAGCGTGATCGAGGACAGCCAGTCCGAAACAGTGCGGTCGACGTTGCTCAGGGTGATATTGACCGAATTAAACTTCTCGGTCATATACCTGCTGACATCGCCCCGGCTGATCGCCTGCTGCTCATACTCCCAGCCATACCAGACCAGCGAGGTTGCCGCGAAGCGTCGCTCTGCATTGCCAGGGATCAGATCTGTGGTGCCAGGCGGGTAAAACTCGAACAGGTCAACAGGCGTCAGATCGCGCTGTGACGAGGTAAGAATCTGATAAAGCGGGGTTGATACGTTTTGCATATTACGCCGGATACTTCACGATAGTTGCGCTGCGATTCTGCGACCAATAGCGGGTATGGGGTGACAGGGTGTAAGACCCATATCGACAACCGGTGATTACCTCATCGGTGTGCGGATTGGTGACAGAGAACGTCAGGCCGCCCGAGGTTGAATCATAATGCGCATCGAGGAGCGCAGCCTCGGCGACGCTTAGGCCGTCCCATTCAATCTCAAACATTCTGACCTGCGCCGTCTGCCTGGTGTCACTCTCTGACGCCCCGTCCGCATAGTTGGCCGTATACTCGTTCCACTGGCTGATCACCTCCTGGAATCGCGTGGCGATCGGTGCGCCTGCCGTCGGTGGCTGAGGAAGCGCGGTCGGGGTCGGAATCGTCCACGCAGCCGAACAGCCGGAGCCGAATGACGGCCCCTCGGCGATAGAGCCAGAACCAACGCCCACAGCTGGCCCTGTCACGATCTCAGCATTGATCACCTGCATGTTGTGACAACCAAACCCGATGATTGGGTTGAGGTCGTCAGGCGCGGGATTCAGGCTGCGATAGACCAGCGTACAGTCGATGAAATATCGAATGACGCCACCCAGATTCTGAATGCGGATGGTCTGCCCGTCGTTTGTCCAGATGCCATCAATCCATGCCTTGGCCGTGGAAGATCCTTCGTACACATAGACGGTGTTGGCCGGGTGGGGTGGGACGACGTTGGTAAGCGTCTCAGTCGAGACGTGCAAGCAATAGGCCCATTGGGTAAAATTCAGCGTATCCGTGAGCGTAAGGCCGATGAAGGCACGGCCATTCGGATTGCGACCTGACAGCTGACAACGAAACTCCCAGTTATCGGTGTTCGTCACCAAAATATTGAAGCCAGCCGCCCCAGCATCAGGCGCACCGCCGGAATTGGCAAAACACGAATCCACGCCGCCATTGTCAGCCGTCACCGTGCTGCCGCTAATTGTCACATTCCCGAGACTATACCAGCCAGGCTGTTCTATCGCCATTATGCCAACCTCTCCAGAACTACCGAGGCCCCGTTGACCCACGCTTTGCCGCGACGGTCGAACGTCATCGATACCAGCCGAACGCCGGTATAGGTGACGTTATCACGGCGGTGGTAGAAATTGAATGTGACCGACCGGCCCCGCACGGCATTGTAGAAGTTGAGCAGGGTCTGGGCTTCGCTGGCCGTCAGCCCTTCATACTGGAGCGACCACCGCCGGATTCCGCACGGCTGGACGTTCACGTCCACGCTGCCGTCTTCAAACTCATAGAGCGTCGACTGGTATTGAATCGGCTCATCGATCAGCCGGGAGATATAGACGCTTGCGGGATAGATGAGAGCCAGCGTCGGCTTGCCGACGCCCGTTGTCGGCGCAATGCCGGGGAGGTAGATCTCACGCAGACTGCGGAGCAGGGCTGGACTACCTACCGCGCTTGTCGAGGCAATGCCGGACTCGACGCGGAGGATGCGGCCATTTGCAATCGCGGGATCTCCGAAAGCCGTGGTCGGCTCAATCCCTGGCGTCTGAATGATCGGGATTCGTGGCGATCCCACTGCGCTTGTCGACGCAATGCCGGTGGCCATAATGACCGGCAGCTGCGGGGTTCCCACTGCACTGGTCGGGGCAATAGCCGTCGGATAGACCAGAGCTGCGCCAGAGCTGACAATCGGCGAGCCAAAAGCCAGCGTCGACGCGATGCCAACTGGCACGACCGGGGGAGGGTGGGCCACGATTGTCGGCGATCCGATGCCGACTGTTGAGGCAATGCCCGTCGGCAGGATACCCAGTGAATATGTGATGACCAGCTTGGGGTCAAAACTTGTGCCGCTCTGGTCGGCGGAGTAGAGCAGCGCGATTGACGTATTGCTGGGAACCGTCGGGCCGACTTCTCGACTATGCCTGATCGCAAACTTGGCGTATCCCGTTGACCGATTCTTGATGTAGTCGCGGCCCGAGGCATTAAGCGTAATGTCCTGATAGCTGCCTGTCGTCCACCCAGATAACGCCTTTGATCCAAACTCGGTTGAAAAGAACGCGCTCCAGTCGCCTGAAGTCAGATCCGTCGAGCCATCGCTGATCGAGGATTCGAAGACTTGCAAGCTGAATGTGCTGGCGTTCTGCACCGACTCCAGCACCAGTGACAGCACCGCCGAATTGATCAGAAGATTGCTATCAGGCAGCGACGAGACATCAAACTTGAGGAACCCCCGGCTGATGTAATAGATGTATGGATCGCCGACTGTGCCTGCGCCTGTCCGGGAGGCCTCGATTGACAGCCGCGTGGCCGTGACATCGGTGAATAGATTCGATCCGGCCTGCGCCGTCGAGTATACCGAGTCACTCGACGACACGACGCCGTCGAATGCCTGGACGGCTTCCGGCGAGGTATACCGCGTCAGCGTGTCAAAACCGAATGACAGCTCGGGCGCGTACTTGTCAGCGATCAGCTCATCAAACCAGTGCATACCCCACCAGATTGGCTTGTAGGCCTCATAAATCCGGTGGCTATGCCGTGGGTAGGAGTAGACCTCCGCGACGCGCTGGCCGCCATTCTGATAATGCGCGGCCTCTGGTGTGAGCTTTTCGAGGGGTAGATCTTCATGCAATGACAAGGCAGCGCGAAACCGCCGCCCGAGGAGCGGAGCATTCGCCAAACGCACCAAAGCGGACTGGTGTCGAGTGAACCAGTCCGCGTCAAATGCTCGCCAATGCTGCGCGTGTTCTGTCATTAGAGCTTGAAGATCTTATTCGTTCCGTTGTCCCAAGAAATCGTAATATCGCCGCCGTTTGGTGTGACCGGCAGACCCGATGTGGCTGAATCGATTAGGGCGATGAGAGGTGAATTGCTGGCCGTGCCCGTGTCCTTGTACAACACAAGCTGTGTGACTGTAGCCGTCGAGGTGACGCTGGTGAACGTCAAATCTGATGCGTCAAAGACGCCATCAGTCACACTTTTTCCAGATAGCGTCGCCGGGGTGCCGATCACACCTGACACGCTGGAGTAATACTGGTTTGACGCAGTGTTAGGCGTATACGTGCTGCTCACCAATGCCACCTTGATCGTATCTGTATCAAGATCCACGCTTGGATTCTGACTCAGCAGCGATTCCTTGAACTTTGCATACAATGCATTTGCCATGTCTAAAACTCTCCCAGAAGATCACGGCGAAGCGTGCTTCTCATTTCGCCGTTGGATTTGTAATCCTGTATTACTTTTGACACCATCACTCCCGGCTCAGTCTCAGCCCGGATAATAATCACTTGCGGCTCGGAACTTCTGCGGCCACCCTGCTCGCGAATCATCGTGCCACCACCGCCACGATCCTGAGCCAGGAATTGACCGCCACCACCGCCACCTCCCGGCCCTATCGCTGCCATACCGACGGCAGCAGCAGCCGCGACGCCAGCGACGACGCCATAAAACTTGGCCGCCGTAAAGTGTTGCGTGGCCGATGCATAATCAAAACGAGCAGCAGCGGCAAAGCCTTCAGCCAGTTCAAAGATTGCCTTGACTGCTGATTGCGCGACGACGGATGAGATAATCGACGCGGCCAACGCCTTGAACGCTTGACCACCAATCCGGCCCGTCATGATAAAGCCCTGAATTACATTTTGCAGACCGTTGGCAATGTTGCTGAACATATCCTGCATCATCGTTCCAAAATTGCCCATCTGCTGGCTGACGGTCGATAACGCTTCGCTTGC